TGCCTTCAAGGTTGAGGGAATTGCAGTATTTTTAAGAAATTCAAAAGATACAAACACTGAACTAGAAAAACAAGAAGCCTTATTTAATAAGTTAATAAATCCAACAGGACAATATAAGTGGAGCATAGAACAAGCGTCCTGGGCAATGCAAGATGCAGCACTTGCTGGGGCACTCATGAGAAAAGATCAACTATCTCCAGAGGAAATTAAGGCAGCAAACGATGAGTATGCAAGAAGAGTAAAAATCCTTGCTAGTGGTAAGAGCACAGATATGGATCAAGACATATCTAGGACACAAAATCAAATTCAAGCCTTAACACTTTTAACTAAGGCTGGAGTTAACTTTAGTGATGCTTTAGATATTTCTAAGGTAAAAGAGTTTGCAGATGAAATAGCCCTTGCATATGGGGCAGCAGATTCTACTGGACAAATGACTGTTGAACGAGCAGAAGAAATTAGAAATAAATTTAAGGGATACATTCAAGGCGTTAAAGACTTAAGAGATGCGATATTTAATCTTGAACAACAATCTGAAACAAGATCAGACAAACTAACAGATAAGTTTGCAGCAGAGCAATCAAGGATTACCCTTGCAGGTATGGCAGGGTTTAGAGCAGCAAACAAAATGTCAGTTGAACAATTTAACACTATTACAAAAGAAAAAGAAGCACTTCAATCAGAGTTCCAAGATCAAGTAACAGAATACTCTAACGGTATTTCTGCTATTGAAAAACTTGAAGTATCTGTTAACGAAAAATATGATGCAAAAATTAAGTTAATTGATGATCAAGCAGAAGCATTAGGCAAGGTTCTTTCTTTAAATGAAGACATTGCAGCCCAGCAACAAAATCAATTAACACTAGCAGATGCTCTTACTCAGGGAGACATTTCTGCAGCAGCCAAGGCAGCAGCAGATTATTCTGCACAGCAGGCAGAAGTTGCTTCTAGAAGTGCAGGAGAGGCTCTTGATGCAAGAAGAGCAGCAATGGAAGTTGAAAACCAAAAACAGATTGATGCACTTACAACAACTGTTAACGGAAAACTTTATACAAAGAAACAACTAACAGATGCTATTACAAAATTACAAGATGATTCCATTGCTCCACTTGAAAAAGAAATTAAAACAAGAAACGATCTAATTGCTAAGTTTGAACTTGGAATTCAGAAACAATTAACATCAGTTGAGATTCAGGGCATTACGGCAGAAGAGTGGGGAAACATAAAAGATGCTGTAGTGCTTCTAAATGATTCCTATGATGCACAAATAATTGACATTGATTCAATGGCTGCATCTGTAACAGGAGTTGCTAGTGCTTGGACAGCAGTTTCAACAGCAATAACCAATTCTGGAAATACGCTTGGAACATATCCTAAGTTTAGTCAAGAAGTAGACAAAAACGTTCAGGCAGATATAGATGCAAAAGCAGCACTAGCCAAAGCAGAACAAGATCGCATAATAGCAGAAGAGGCTGCAAAGAAAAAAGCAGAAGAAGAAAGACTTGCAAAACTACAACTTATTCCTAACTTTACTCCATACCTGCCACCATCAACAACTGCACTAAAACCAGGGGATCCAGGCTTTGTTGGGCCATTTGTGCCAACACCAACTATTGTAACTTCAAAGACAACACGAAGGATGCCATTAGAAAGGCTAGCACTTGCTAAGGGTGGAATGGTTCCAAAGTATATGCCAATGGGAGGTTTAGTTCCATATATGGATGGCGGAGGAATGTTTAAACCTAAAGGCACCGACACTGTTCCAGCAATGCTAACTCCTGGAGAATTTGTTATAAAAAGAAGTATTGCAGATCAATACGGAGCATTTCTTGAATCATTAAATAATGGAAATTATAAATCTTTTGAGGCACCCACATATTCTTCTATGAATAATAATGTTAAGGTTGGAGCAGGTGCAGCAGGTTCTGCATCAGACAACTCCAGCAAGGTGTATAATTATAACGTAGGAATTAGCGTAAATAATACAAGTGCAAATGCAGACGACATTGCCAAGGTAGTTATGGCTGAGATTAAATATATTGATTCACAAAGACTTAGAGGACAAAGGTAATGGCAACGTCAGGGTATATAACGGGCAGAAGGCGGTATCAGAGACCGCAGGGCATTCTTTGGTCTAATAACCCAGGAACACTCTCAAACGGTCTCTACGTGCCTACAGGGTATGAGGTTGGGGCAGATATAGGGGAAGAGACTAATGTTTCCTTGATAGATCAGTTCTTAATACTATCTGACCACAATAGGAGTGAGTTGAGATTTTCTCCAAAAAGAATTGAACAAAGACAAAGAACTATTAATGGCAGAATGCGCTCATACCATATTGCAGATAAACTAGAAATTTCTTTCTCTTGGGAAAACCTTCCATCAAGATCTTATAATGAAAGTCCAGAATTTGATTCTACGGGGGTATCTGCACTAAAGGGAACCCAGTCGGAGTATACCTCTGATGGAGGTTCTGGGGGTGTAGATATACTCGATTGGTATGAAACACACAAGGGTCCATTCTGGATGTTCCTTGCCTATGATAAATATAATAACTTTGAAAATACAGAAAATCCATATGCACACCTTGACCAATATAATCAAGTTATTCAGGTATATATTGCTGATTTTAATTATACCGTTGTAAAACGTGGAGCAACAAATCACGATCTTTGGAATATTTCGGTAACACTGGAAGAGGTTTAGTGTGTTTGTAAGTAGCGAACTAAAGACACACCTAGAGTCATCGGCAACCATTCAATTACAGTCTTTAGTTTTGGCTGAATGGAATATGAATATGCCAGATAACATTCAACAACTTGGTAACTATAGATATCGCCCAACTGGAACAGACACAAAATTTAAAACAATATCAAATACATTTGATCCTGCAGATGTTGCAGGACTATACACTGGAGCAACAGACGCTGATATCTCAATAGATGGTGGATATACAAACTCTGATACGCCACAATTCTTTATTTCTAAAAAAGATAAAATGAAGATGTTGTACTCTTTAGAAGATTGCGTTAGACCTTTTAGGCCAAGATCAGGTATCAATAAGTTGATGTATTTTAGTGGCAATCACATCCATAACGCAAATGAGTTAATGTCTCAAAGGCCAAGATACTATATGCCCTCTAGGTATGATGAGTTTAGATACTGGACTTCTTATAGAACAGAAACTGTTACAGAAAATGATGTTACAAAAACAGTTGAGCGTGGCATTGCTAAAAACAAAGTAGGTACGTCAAATTATATTGATGATGCAGCCCCTTTTGTTGTTTACAAAGAAAATGTGCCTGCAAATAGAATTATTGTAAAAATGCAAACAAACGTTGGAACTGCTGACCTTGGTCCTTACGTAACTTCGGCGGGACCAATACAAGACCCACTGTATCGACTTGACTATAAGACAACTCCCGTTAACTGGAAAATTCAATACCTAAAAGACAACTCTTGGGTAGATGCTCAATCGTTTAACTCCAATAGCACAAGAGATGATGGAACACCAATCATAGGTGCAGATGGATATGTTGAACTCCAGTATGGTTTAATTATTCCAAAAGAGTATAAAACAAAATTTAAATATCAAGGAATCCTTCCGTCAACCACGCAACTGCCAGATGATAGTTTTGATGGTTACTCATATTTAGTTATTCCCACAACAAATAGCAGAGGAACCTACTACATATGGAACTCTGATACTGAAGAATATAATTCCTTTACACCACAATACGGCTGGAAAGTTGCAGAAGAAACTATTAATAGCGAAAGCAATTTTATAGAAGATCTAACTTCTCCATATTATTTTAATAACGAGACAGATGGTCAAAAGGTTTATAGAGAATTTCAAAACATTAAAGGAATTCGCATTGTAGTAAACACAATGAATAAGTTTGATTCTAGGTTTGACCTAATTGAAATGTCTCCTAGACTTGTTGTTGATATTTCTAATAAAGTTATAGATTTTAGAGTTAATAAAAGTTTGGCAGATCTTGGGGCAACGTCTTTACCAGTAGGGCAGTTGCTCGCTTCATCAGGAGAGATATCCTTGTTTGATGATGACCAAGCATTTAATCCAAACAACACAACAAGCCTTATATCTAAATATTTAAGAAAAAATATTAAGTTTAATTTTTATGAAAAGATAATAAATGTTCAGGGATATGATTACTTTGTACCAATTAAGACTTTGTACTCAGAAGGTTTTCCACAGGTAGATCGTACTTCGGGAACCCTGTCTCTTTCTTTAAGAGATCTGTATTTCTTTTTTGAATCAATGCCAGCACCAAGAATGCTTGTTACTGAGGCATCTCTTAGTTATGCAATTACTCTGTTGCTTGACTATATTGGTTTTACAAACTACACCTTTCTTAGAGTTGCTGGAGAAAAAGATCCAGTCATTCCATATTTTTTTATTGCCCCAGATCAAAACGTTGCAGAAGTTTTAAATCAGTTGGCAATATCAACACAGAGTGCAATGTTTTTTGATGAGAACAATAATTTTGTAGTAATGAGCAAAGATTATCTAATGCCTTCAGAAGCACAAACACAAAGACAAATTGCATTTGTTCTTTCTGGATCAAACAATCAATCAGATACAGGTGTAACTGAAAACTTTACATTTGGAAATCTTCCTAATATTATCTCTATATCATCCGAAGACAAGAAAGTTTTTAATGCTGGTAAAATTAATTATACAACTAGATATATTCAAAGATCCTATGGGTCAATCCGCCAAGCAAGTTTGGTAGATCAAGAAAAAACCTGGATATATAAGCCTGCACTGCTATGGGAAGTATCTGGAACTGAAAATACAAAAACTATAAACGAAGTTGCAAGCACTCAGGGCAGTTATGTATTAGGTGCTATGCCAATTGCATCAGATGTTACTAGTGCTGTCCCCACGGTTGTTGGAAATCAAATAACAAATAACATAATTGACCTAGGAGAAAATGTTTATTGGCTTACAAGATATAGTGGATACCTATACTCTAATGCAGAAGTTGTTAAGTATGATGCTGCTGAGTTTAGCGTTACACTTGGACTTTGGTATGATATCAAGTCAGATGGAACAATAGACTACACAAAACAATACTTTGTAGATCCTGGAAACCTTGCTCCTGCATCAGTTATCTCTACCCTTGAGGCGCAGGTTAAAGCAAAGTCAATCACTCAGGAAGCGGCAGATAAAACTATTCAAGAATGGAAATCTAATCATAAACAAGGATCTAGCAATGTTTGGATTAGCAGCAATGAAGAATATCAAAAATATTTTTCAGTTATACCTTTTAATGGAAAAATATATCCAACGGGAAGAATAAGAATTTACACTGTTCCCTATTACGAAACAGTTAATGGCATCACAAGAATGAAGAACGGTGCCGTAGTTGAGCATGGTCGTGGACAGTTTGGAACACAGCCAACAGCACACACTGCTGGAATTAGTTCTTATTGGTCAAACAATGACAACGTTCGTGGATGTACTATGAACTCTGACTACCTATTTACAACAGATGCGCTTCCAACAGTTCCAACTACATCCGTTGGTGCTGCTGGAATTAACAATGAGCGTGCAAAGCAGACAACAAGAAATAGCATTATAAGAAACTTTATGTCTATAAGCGGCAAAACAGAAACAGAAGTAAACTCTTTTAGCCAAACAAGAACTGGAACTATTCAATCATCTGCACTTGTTATGAACGGTCCAGCGTTTACTACTACAGAAAAAGCAACCGATTTCATTTCTTATGTTTACAAGCCACTAGACAATGCTTATAAACATTTTGGAACAAGAATGCGTATAATTGGAAAAATTCAAAATAACCAAACAAGAGGTCAAACACCAACAGGAAGTAGTTCTTATTACCAAGTAACGGGATCTCTTACCGATCAAAATGTTAGTATTGGAGGTGGCTCTGGTGGTCTTGGCGTTATGCTTAATCCAGACACGAACAATGGCTATTACTTTGAAATTGTTGCATTAACAGAAAGCAACGTTGAGTCCTATCTTAAAACAAACCCAGATGGCTCTGAAGATGTTGTAATTCATAATGTTTTGTTTTATAAAATTAAAAAAGATAATGCAAACTCAAATGCTATTCCAGTAAAACTTTGGGGAGGCCTTTCAAAAATTACAGTTGACGATGGTAGTTTCACGGGACAGTATAGAATGACAACTGAAGAAACTCCAACAGTATACGATCTATCTGTTGAATATAAAGACATTGGAAAAACCAGAAGATTTTATTTATATATAAATAATAATTTAATTAAAATTGTTGATGACGTAGATCCACTACCAATATATAATAACATGGCCCTTTTTACTCGTGGATCATCTAGAGTTATGTTTGAAAATATTTATGCTTTAGCAGATAACTATTCTCAAAATACAGTTGCTACAGTAGTTGATACGATATCTAAAACTTTTGTAGATGATGCAATAGATATTAATGAGTCATTTAGAAAGTATGCAATGAGTGGCTTTGTTCAGTCTACCTATCTTTCAGGTGTAAGCGCACAGCAGCCACCAAAGTATAATATGTATTTTGATGAATTCGGAACTATCATGAGGGAGTGTGCATATTTTGACATTAAGTATGATCGTGCCTATCCAGCATTGTATGCACAACTATCTCCAACATTTAATCGCATCAAGGGATATACTACTTCTGGTTTCTATGCAGATTCATATGGCGCCGAGTTTCTTGTATTTAATGCTACAGATAAGGCAATTGTTCTTGATGACACAAGTGGAAACTATCTCAGAATTCAAGGCATCACATTTACACAGGACACCACCCATGAACTAACTGTTGATGAATACTTTAATAAAAGATCTAGCCTATCTGATCCAGAAATGCAAGGGGCAACAGTTTTAACATCTCCGTATGTTGAGGCAGAAATATATAATAAAATAAAACAAAGCAGAATGATTTATGGCAATAACGAATTTTCAATTGATGCTCAATATATTCAGACTCAAGATTCTGCTAATAGCCTAATGGGATGGATAATTGATAAACTTATGACACCAAAAAGATCTGTTGGTGTAAAAATCTTTAGCATACCAACAATTCAACTAGGAGATATAGTTACAATTAATTATAAGGATAATAACAATCTTGACATTATTGCTACACCTTTAACTAGATTTGTCGTGTATAATATTGAATATACAAGAAATCTAGATGGACCAAATATGACAATATACTTGAGTGAGGTGTAGGATGGCTATAGAAAATAATATGGGGTCGGTGTCTGCTACTCCTGCGACACCAACATCAATAGGCATTGCTTTTGTTTCTTCAAGCAGTACCACACAGGTAAAAAGTGCTACCAAAGATATCATATTGTTTGATGATGGAGCAGTTCCTGTAGAATTAATGGCAGATTTAATTTTTGAAAATATTGGGGGACAGGAGTTAATTAACATTGCAAGACGTGACACTGTTAACGGACAAAAGATTAGTTATCAGCCAATCAAAAATCTTTCATCTATAGAGCAACAGTATAACCCTAATAATATTGTTAGCCTTCAGGCAACCTCAGATAAATACTTTGCAAACTTTCCTATTAAACTTGACGACAAGATTCCCCAAACAGGAGAGGGAACTTCGGGAGATTATGTGTACATAGACCCAGTAACTGGAAACTTGATTGTGGAGACCGTAAATCTTGAAATAGATGAACAGGTAGAAGTTCAAATAGCCAGAAGTGGTACAATATATGAGACAGATTTTAATGAGGGAGTATCTTGATAACTAGTAAAGGCAAGTCTATTCTTGGAAAATACCTACTTGGCCAGGCTCCAGCCTATGCTTCATATGTGGCTATTGGTTGTGGCCCCAAACCTCTTGACACTACGGATGTACTTGGAAACTATTCAGAGAAGAAAACTCTTGATTTTGAAATGCTAAGAATACCAATATCTTCTAGAGGGTTTGTAAGTGAAGGTGGCTTAGACAAGATTGTTTTTTCTGCAGAACTTCCAGCAGAAGAAAGATATGAAATAACAGAGGTTGGAATTTTTTCTGCAAAATCAAACCCTTCTGCAGGATCATATGACAGCAAAACAGTTTTTTCTTTTTCTAGTTCAGAAAATTGGAACTACCACACATCATCTTCAGCAACAGCGATTACGCCAATACCTGAAGCACTTGATGATGATGATGACAACATAATTTCAACAACGCTAAAAGTTTTTCAAACAAACGCAGATAATTCAATTTTTTATAAAACATCAAGAGCGAATAGGTACGAAAGGTGCAGATTTTTAAATAACGTAATATTTATGCGTGGTGATGATGCAACCTTGACGGTTAGCGGAGGGCACTTTGTTATTGGTGCAGGATCTAATCACATACACTACACTAGACCAAGTGCAAACTTTTCTCAAAACTCTCCAATAGATGAACTTAGGCTAGCCTTTTCTGTTATCAACAAAGATGGAGATTCTGCTCTTGCACCCGACACAGTTAGAATTCTTGTAGACTTTGCATCAACAGACGCTGGAACTGGAGAGTATGCTAGGTTTGAGGCAGAAATAACTAATGGTACTGGGGCAGGAGAGTATGATTTAACTGAAAATAGATATGTGGTTATTTCAAAACAACTTCAAGAACTATATACAAGTGCTAATTTTACATGGAATGCTGTTACTGTTGCTAAAATTTATGTTAGTGCTATTGATGGTGGAGTGGTTTCAGATGACTATTATATTGCTCTTGATGCAATGAGGCTAGAAAATGTTGGAACTGTAAATGTCTTATATGGCCTTACAGGATACTCGGTTATTCAAAATCCTACCTCAGAGTCAATTATTAAATCACCTAATACAAGCAACTATGTTGAGTTTAGATTTTCTATAGGCGTTACATAATGGCTGAAATTATTAAAAAGGCAAAAGTTTTAAAAGAAGATTTGCCACCGATTAATAGCATCAATGGTACATATAGCGTAAGATATAGACTTATCTCTGAAGATAAAAACAGAGGATCTTCTTGGTCTTCTGTTTATAGTGTTGATCCTAATTATACATATGTTCCTGGAAAAATAAATATATCTTCATCTTCTGGTGTTGTTAATGTAACGTGGGACCCCGTAGTAGTTAAAATTGGCTCTAATACTATTCGTCAAGCAAAAGATTATGACATTTGGATTAAGTGGAGCAAGTCAGATGGAATAGGTGACTGGAACTATGCAGAAAGAATAACAACAAATAGCACTAGGTTTGTTGTTCCAGATACATTTTTTAGTGGTGGGGTAGATCAGTCTTATGTTCCGAATAGAATCACAGTTGAGGTATACTTAGTAGGAGAACCAGTAACAAGGGACTATACGACATTGCGTGTCTATAACCCAGCAATGCACACGGTCTAATGATATAATGGAGATATAATGGCAAAAGTACCGCTACCCGAAAGAGGGCAACCGATAGATGTTACGTACATCTATGAACTAACCAAGGCAGTTAATGATCTGTCTGCACAAGTGTCCTCAGCAACCTACAAGTCTACGACCGTGGATGCAGGGACTGCTGGTCCACAAAGTGTAAAAACATCAGATGCAAAGTTTGTTGGTGGGTATGTAGATGTAGCAAATAACAAAACAGTTACTGCTTCTTCAGAAGTTCCATTTTCTTTTCCCTACAGCGACTTTAAATATGCACCAGTAGTTACTGCAACACCAATCAATAAAGGTGGAACTCCAGCGGGACAAAACGTAACAGTAACACTAACAAGCGTTACAACAACAAGGGTGGATGGCATTGTGAGATTTAATGCTGCTGGCGATCTTACTGTTGGTGTTAACCTTATTGTTATTGGTATACCAAACTAACATTAAGGAAAACAAATTGATTTCTTGCAAAAAATGCAAAGGCAGAATGTTCGTTGATAGACAATACTCTAGTATTGATCATGTTGAAACTTACTGTATTCATTGTGGGTCAAGAAGATTTTTTCACCCACCAAACGAAAGTAAGGAAGGCGCATGGATACTTCTAAGCGAAAAATCCAGAGCGAAGCATACAATAACGAACCTGTAATTAAGGGTAAAGTTAAAGTATGGTTTTTAAATGGGGACCTAATAAAAGTTCATCATTCTTCAAGATCAACAGGACTAGTAACTGTATACAACATAACAAAAGACAGATTAGAATCTTGTATGCTTGTTGATTTTAAAAAACAAAGAGAAAGAGCCTACAGTGTATCAGAAACCGCTATTCTTGTCAATAGACATAGAAAGTATATTCCAAGTTTAATTAAACGAGGAGTTATTCCTCCACCGATTGGTGCTAGTTTAAATGGAGAAAGATCTTGGCAAACAAGAGCGTATTATTCAGAATCGCATGTCAAAGAGATTCGTGCTATACTTGCAAGTATACATATTGGGCAACCAAGAAAAGACAAATTAATAACAAACAACATGACTCCGACAAGCCAAGAATTGACACGGCGTATGGGAGACGGTATACTTACATATACGAAGACAGAAGATGGACGATTTATTCCAGTGTGGAGTGAGTCCATTTAAAATGAAATGGGTGGATAATGGAAAACGATTTAACAAAGGTATCAGTTACTCTGGGCTACACACTTAATCTGGGTAACTTTCAATCACTACGACTTGACCTTGGGGTTGTAGATAGCAAACGTGATGGTGAAAATACAGATCAGGCTTTTGAGCGTGTCTATAAGTTCGTAGAGGACAAGTTGACAGACAAGATCCGTGAGGCACAAGAAGAGGCTGCCGAAGCATAATGGCTGACCGCAAAGACCGAATGGCTTTGCTCAGTAGATTTAACAAGTTTTATGTTCAAAGATATGAGCAAAAGTCCAACATGAATTTGAATGTGGAACAGTGGGCTGCTGATGCACTCATTGAGTCCTATGGCATTAGTCAATGCTATGATGTTTTAGAATATTATTTTTCTATTGCACAAGATCCTAGTTGGAACTATTTTGCATATAACACAGAAAAAATTATAAATGGTAAAGCAGAAGTAGAGCAAGATAGAATAGACAGAGCAGAGCGCAGACGAATGGCTAAGGAGTGGCTAAGTGAATAATACAGAGGCAAAAGTAATTACCGCAGTATTAGAAGATAAACAAATACACGTACTGCTTCAGGCTAATGTTGAAACTATGCTACGCACACATAACGATATCTGGAATTTTATTCGTTTATACTCTGAAAACAATCAAGCGCTTCCACCATCAGACCTAGTTAGAGAAAAGTTTCGTGACTTTGAGCCAGTTCCTGGAGTAGGATCAACAAAACATCATCTATCAGAACTTCAAACAGAATACCTTAACGATAGCCTAAAAGATATTCTTCGCAGTGCTGCTGGAGATGTTCAGACTGGTAATGGAACAGAAGCACTTGAGCATCTTATTACCAAGACTTCAGAATTAAAAAAGAATACTGCTGCAATCCGTGATATTGATGCTACCGATCTTGAAGATGCTGTTGCATATTATGAAAGAGTCCAGAAGCAAAATGAATTTGGTGCTATAGGAATTAAAACTGGCTTACCAGGATTTGATAACTATCTCCCTGCTGGAATTATGCCAGGGCAACTTGGAGTATTCCTTGCTTATCCAGGTATTGGTAAATCTTGGATGGCACTATATTTTGCAGTGCAGGCTTGGAAACAAGGAAAGTCTCCAATGATTATTTCTCTTGAAATGAGTGAGACAGAAGTTCGCAACCGTGTATTTGCAATTATGGGTGAGGGTCTTTGGTCACACCGCAAGTTATCTAATGGTGAAGTAGAAATTGATATGCTCCGTAAGTGGCACGCCAACAAAGTTGCTGGTCGTCCAGAGTTTCATATTATCTCTAATGACTCTGGTGGAGAGGTAACTCCTTCCGTTATTCGTGGAAAGATTGATCAGTATAGACCAGATTTTGTTGTTGTTGATTATCTTCAACTAATGAGTCCTAATCAGCGTGCTGATAATGAAACGGTAAAGATGAAGAACCTTTCACGAGAACTTAAACTAATGTCTATTAGTGAAGAAGTACCTATTATTGCTATCTCATCTGCAACTCCAGATGATGTAAAAGACTTGAGCACACCACCTACACTTGGTCAAACTGCTTGGTCAAGGCAGATATCCTATGATGCTGACTGGTTGCTTGCACTTGGTCGTGGAGTTAACAGCGATGTAATTGAGTGTGTATTCAGAAAGAATCGTAATGGATTTATGGGTGACTTCTTAGTTCAGGTAGACTTTGACAAAGGCTACTATCGTTATAAGGATTTTGAAGATGGCAAATAATCTCTATAGTGAAGAGCAGATCCGCCGTGTACTAAACGGTTCTGGAATTGAGATTGAAGCAGAGTTTGGCAATGACTTTATTATTTATTGTCCCTATCACAACAATAGCAGAACTCCTGCTGGAGAAGTTGCAAAAGATAGTGGGCTGTTCTTTTGCTTTGGTTGTCAAACTACAAAAAACCTAGAAGAATTTATTATGTTTACAACTGGAAGATCTTATTTTGAAACTGCTCGCTATATTAAAAGCAAAGAAACAGAAACAAATATTGAGTCTGTTGTAAACAAGACAATGTACGCAGCACCTGACTTTGTTCAGTATGATGAGGTATTGATTAAGCGCCTTAATAATCAGGCATTAGAGTCTCCAAAGGCAATGAGGTATTACGCTGGAAGATATATTACAGAAGACTCAGTAAAAAAGTTTTCTTTGGGGTACTCAGAAAAACAAGATATGGTGACGATACCTGTTCACTCTCCAGATGGCATGACAATTGGATTTGTTGGTAGGTCTGTTGAGGGCAAAGAGTTCAAGAATACTCCAGGATTACCAAAGAGCAAAATTCTTTTTAACTTGCATAGAGTAAAGACTTCTAGTATTATATATGTAGTGGAGTCATCATTTGATGCTATCCGCTTAGACCAAGTAGGTTTCCCAGCAGTTGCAACACTGGGCGCTAACGTTTCTGCATCTCAAATGAAACTGTTAGAAAAGTACTTCAACAATGTTGTACTTGTTGCAGACAATGATGAGGCTGGCAAGATCATGAAAGATAAGTTAGTTGAAAAACTTGGATCTCTAGTCAGCGTAATCAACATAGATAAAAAATACAAAGACATTGGCGATATGGATGATGATGCAATCAGGAGTATTGAATTCCAGTTTGACAAATCTATATCTTCTATGCTAAACTAATATAATAACACAAAGGAGAAAGATATGAGCGTAGTAAAGGGACTCAAAAATATTAATGCCCTGCTTGACAAGCCAAAGTATGATGAAAACTCACCAAAGGTAAAGTGGCTAAAACTTGCCGATGGTCAATCAGTAAAGATTCGCTTTATTGAAGAACTAGACGAAGACTCAGCAAATTATAACGAGGGTCGTGGTCTTGCTTTAGTTGTAAAAGAACACACAAATCCAAAGGACTATAAGCGTAAGGCTGTAGATACAATGGAGTCAGAAGGCCGTGACTGGGCAGAAGAGATGCACCGCAAGGATCCAAAGGCTGGATGGCGTGGTCGTCTTCGTTTCTACTGCAACGTCCTAGTAGACGATGGCATTGAAAAGCCATATGTTGCTATTTGGTCAATGGGTGTAAGCAAGCAGTCTGCTTTCAATACCATTCGTGAGTATGCTCTTGAAACAGGAAGCATCTCAAACTTGGTTTGGAAAGTAAAGCGTAATGGTCAGGGAACTGAAACATCTTACACACTCATTCCATCAGCACCAGACAAGGAACCATTTGATTGGTCTGGAACTGAACCGTTTCCATTGGAACTTGCTCTTCGCAATATTCCATATGCTGAACAAGAAGCATTCTATTTGGGCTTTGATGGTCCAACTACCACTTCTGCAACAAACACAGACTGGTAATAGATGAGTTACGTAGGCTTACACGTACATACTCACTACTCACTATTTGACGGCGTAGCAACTCCACAAGAGTATGTTGACCGTGCTAGTGCTTTAGGCATGAGTGCAATCGCAATCACAGACCACGGTACGTTATCTGGTCATCGTGAGATGTATCGCATGGCTAAAGAAAAGGGTATTAAGCCTATACTTGGCGTAGAAGGATATTTTTGTGCTGATAGATTTGATAAGAGGGCAAAGGCAGAACGCACTGAGCCAACTGATATGGTCTATAATCACATTATCCTTCTCGCTAAGAACCAACTTGGTTTAGAGAATCTAAACAAGATTAATGAGATCGCTTGGACTGAAGGATATTTTAATAAGCCACGCTTTGACTTTGAAGTTCTTGAAAAGTACTCAGAAGGCATTATTGTTTTATCTGGATGTTTAAGCGGTATCATTGCAAAAGCACTAGAGCACGGAGAGTATGCTCAGGCAAAGAAGCATATTGAATGGTTTAAGAGAGTATTTAAAGATGACTTCTATATGGAGTTAATGCCACACAATGGTGCAGAAGTAAATAAGCAACTTGCTGACTTAGCAGATGAGTTTAAAATTCAGACTGTTGTTACTCCAGACTGTCACCATGTTGACGAGTCACAAAAAGAAATTCAAGAGTTTAAACTATTGATGAACTCTCACGCCAAGGTACAAAAAGATACTACCTATGAAAAATCAAAGAAGCAAGATGGAATGCTAAAGCGTCTTGATTATCTATACGGCGAAGATAGACAAATGTCATTTAACAAGTTTGACATTCACCTTCTTTCATATGATGAGATGAAGGTAGCCATGGAATCCCAGGGTATAGTAAGAGAAGATATGTATATCAACTCTATTAGCATTGCAGACAAAGTAGAAGACTATGACATTAAAGATGGATTAAACTTACTTCCAGTACAGTATAAGAGTCCAGACAAAGAACTTAAAACTCTTGCCTTAGAGGGTTTGAAGACTCGTGGCTTAGAAGGTAACAAGGAATACTTAGATCGTCTTGATGAAGAGTTAGAGATTATTAAAAACAAAAACTTTGGTCCTTACTTTCTTGTAGTTCAAAATATGATTGGTTGGGCAAAGAAAGAAGGAATTCTTGTAGGCCCTGGCCGTGGTTCGTCAGCAGGATCTCTTGTATGTTATACCCTTGGCATTACAGACATTGATCCAATTAAACACGGACTTCTATTCTTTCGTTTTATTAATCCAGATCGTAATGACTTTCCTGATATTGATACAGATATTCAAGATACTCGTCGTGAAGAAGTAAAAGACTATTTAGTTAGACAATACCGACACGTAGCATCAATCGCTACATTTTTAGAGTTTACAGGAAAGGGGATTGTTCGTGACGTTTCACGAGTACTAAATATTCCACTATCTGATGTAAACAAAGTGTTAAAGACCGTAGATACTTGGGATGACTTCTGTAGTTCAAAATCAACACGAGAGTTTCGTGAGAAGTATCCAGAAGTAGAAATCTATGGAGAACAACTTCGTGGCCGTATCCGTGGTACTGGTATTCACGCTGCAGGTGTAGTTACTGCAAAGGAGCCAATATTTAGACACGCCCCAATGGAAACAAGATCTGCTACTGGTAGTGATGAACGCATTCCTGTTGTTGGTGTGGATATGGAAGAGGCTGAACGAATTGGCTTAATCAAGATTGATGCTCTGGGTCTTAAGACTCTTAGTGTACTTAAAGATACTATTGATATGGTTAAAGAAAATCATTATGTAGATATTGATTTGCTTTCAATTAATATGGATGATAAAGATGTTTATGAAATGCTTTCTAGTGGATACACCAAGGGTGTATTCCAGTGTGAAGCAACACCATACACAAACCTTTTAATTAAAATGGGAGTAAAGAACCTTGATGAACTTGCTGCATCAAATGCTTTGGTTCGCCCAGGTGCTGCAAACACAATTGGTAAAGACTATATTGACCGTAAGCATGGTCGTCAAAATATTAACTATCTTCACCAAATTCTAAAACCATTTACGGAGGATACTTATGGCTGCATTCTTTACCAGGAACAAGTTATGCAAGCATGCGTACAACTTGGCGGTATGTCCATGTCGGAAGCAGATAAAGTTAGAAAGATCATTGGCAAGAAAAAAGATGCTAAAGAGTTTAATGAGTTCCAAGATCGTTTCATTAGTGGTGCTAGTAAGTATATCGCCCCTAATGATGCTTTGGATCTTTGGCATGATTTTGAAGCGCATGCTGGGTATTCGTTCAACAAATCGCATGCCGTTGCTTACAGTACTCTCTCGTATTGGACAGCGTGGCTCAAATACCACTACCCACTAGAGTTTATGTTTGCTCTTCTTAAAAATGAAAAGGATAAAGATGGAAGAACTGAGTATCTTATTGAGGCAAAAAGAATGGGCATTAGTATTAAGTTACCTCACATTAACGATTCGGATAAAGATTTTAAAATTGAGGGTAAGGGTATTCGGTTTGGACTCAGTGCTATCAAGTTCATATCTGACACGATTGCAGAAAGATACATATCTGCACGACCATTTAGTTCATACAAAGAACTTGAAGAATTTACATTTACCAAAGGTAACGGAGTAAACTCTCGTGCCTTACAAGCGCTAAGAGTCATTGGCGCAGCAACGTTCTCTGATCATCCACGCAATGATGATGAGATTAAAGAGCATCTTTATGAATATCTAAACCTTCCAGAATTCAACATTACAATTCCGTCACACTACTATGCATTTATTAGTGATACAGAAAGTTTTGAAGAAAAGGGATCCTTTATACTTCTGGGTATGGTCAAAGCCATTAAGCGTGGTACTGGTTGGTCAAGAGTTGAAGTTCTTGATAAGACTGGTAGCATCGGCATATTTGATGAAGAGCAGACAACAATTGAAACTGGAAAAACATATTTGCTTCTTGCAACAGATAATAGAATTGTTTCTGCAATACCAGTTGATGAGATCAAGGGTTCAGACAATGCCCTTGTAAAGTTTTTAAGTTATAAGCAATTGCCCTATTCGGATGAAGAAATGTTTGTTGTTTCTTTTAAGCCAAGAGTCACAAAGGCTGGTAAGAAGATGGCAACACTAACCCTTGCAGATACTGGAAGAGACCTACACCCTATTACAGTATTCCCTACGGCATTTGCAAAAGCCTATATGAAACTTGAAGAAGGCAAGGCATACAAGTTTAGTTTTGGAAAAACAAAAGATGGAACAATAACACTGGAGGATATAAATGCTTGACGATATGGCAATAGAACTACACAAGAATGCAGTTGAAAAAGGTTTTTGGGGAAGTCCAGAAGATCACGACGCTATAAATGATATATTTATTGCTAAACAATGTATGATGATTGTGTCAGAAGTTACTGAGGTAATGGAAGCAGTACGTAAAGATAAAGGCGAAGAAGAGATCACTAAAGAGTTTGCAGATATTATTATTAGGACACTTGATCTATATGCAGGAATGGTTGAAGCAGGCTATACTAGATTATCACTTGATCAAGCACTCAAAGAAAAGGTCGACTTTAATAAAACTAGACCAGAAAAACACGGGGTACGATTTTAATGTCAGTAACAATGGAAGAAGTACTAGCACAACTTAACCCTAAGTTGCGTAAGACTATTATGGTTGGAGACTCAGTACCTCCAACAGAATATGCAGCCACACCCAGTTTTGGTTTAAATCGTGCTCTGGCAGGTGGACTGCCTTATGGCAGACAGGTACTGGTTTGGGGATCAAAGTCCTCTGCAAAGTCCTCTCTATGCCTTCAGATGATAGGTCTAGCACAGAAGGAAGGTAAGGTTTGTGCTTGGATTGATGCAGAAATGTCATACGATAAGGTTTGGGCTGAGCGCCTTGGGGTAGACTCATCTAAACTTATTTATTCTCAGGCACGTACAATTAATGAGATGGTGGACGTAGGGACAAACCTTATTAATGCTGGTGTTGATATTGTAGTTATTGACTCAATTACATCTTTGCTTCCTGCAATTTACTTTGAAAAAGACTCAGACGAACTTAAACAACTAGAAAATACAAAGCAAATTGGCGCTGAGTCTCGTGACTTTAGTAATGCTTGGAAGATGATTAACTATGCTAACAATAAGGTTAAGCCAACACTATTTGTATTAATTTCTCAATCACGTAATAATATTAATGCAATGTATACAAGTCAGCAACCAACAGGTGGGCAGGCTACAAAATTTTACTCGTCAACAGTCATTAAACTGTTCTCATCAGAGTCTGACAATCAAGCCATTAAGGGTAAGATAAAGATTGGTGATAAG